ATCGTTTCCCTGCTGCTACAGCAACAGGGCAGCCGTCTTCGGCCTGCCGTCAATGTGCAGGCGTTTGTCGGCAAGGCTGTATCTGTCGTGGAACAGTTCGGCCCCGTGACCGCCGTCCGAAACTCCGGGCGCCACTCAGACACCCCGCTCATCTCCACGCCCCAGGATCGGCGCTGGTGTTTTCCCAACGACTACGACTGGGCCGATCTGATCGACCGCCAGGACAAGCTCCGGATGCTCATCGACCCGACCTCCGCGTACTGCGTCAACGGATCCGGCTCGTTGGGGCGCGCCATGGATGACGAAATCATCGCGGGCTTCTTCAACTCCAACAAAACAGGCGAAAACGGCACCATCGACACTGGCCTGCTCGGTGCGTGGAATGGCGCCTCACAGGTGGTCCCCGTCAATACTGGCTCCTCCGGCAACGCGGGGCTTAATATCGCCAAGCTCCGAATGGCGAAGCGCCTTCTCCTCTCCGCCGAGGTGGATGTCGACAACGACCCGCTCTACATGGCGATCACGGCCAAGCAGCACGACGATCTGCTCAACGAGGCGCAGGCCATCTCGCTCGACTACAACTCCACGCCGGTTCTCGTGAACGGTCGCATCAACGCGTTCATGGGATTCAACTTCATCCATAGCGAACGCATCCCTGGGGGCGGCTCGTTCAACACGGCGCTGAACCCTGCGGTAACAGTTCCCGCCGGACAGAACTTCGTTCCGTTCTGGGCAAAGAGCGGGATGTGTCTGGGCATCTGGAACGACCTCGAAGTCGGCTGCGACATCCGCCCCGACAAACGCCGCGCGCAGCAGGTCTTCCTTTCCGGCACCTACGGCGCAACCCGCCTCGAAGAAAAGCGCTGCGGCTACATCGTCTGCGCCTGACCGGCCACAGGCCGGCTTTGATTCGCTTCGCTCAGGGCGTTCACACAGGTGAGCCCATGTCCGGTAGCAATCGTCAAACTCAGAGCAAACCTCAAACACACACAAAACCCTGCTCCGAAGGAGCATCAAAAGTAACGAAGTTACATGGCTACCTATCTATCCAACGAACTCGCCGGGACGCTCGATGGCAAAACCCTCGCAGCGCCTACCGGAATCAAAACCCGCGGCAATGTCGTCAACGCCCGCCTTAAACGCTATCGCGCCACCATCACTCTGGCGGGGCAACTTAGTGGCGACCTCATCCAGTTGTGCAATCTTCCGCCCGGGGCGACCTTTGCGTTTGGCCTCTTCACAGCGTCCGTCAGCCTTGGCACCGCCAACTTTGCCGTAGGCTCCCTCGCGTTGCCCACCAAGTACCGGGGTGCGTCCCAGATGACACAGGTGGACTGGCCCAACCTGTTCGGAGCCGCCGCAGTCGCCGGTACATCCGACCCGCTTCCTGCTGAAGAAGCCGTGTTCGGAACCATCTCCGGCGCAAACCTACCCGCAGCCGGCACACTCGTCATTGACCTCTTTGTGAGCCAGGCCACCTAAAACCCAAGAAAACACCAATGCCCGCCTACATAGGAATCACCATCGGCGGTTCGCTCGAATCGCCCACACCCGGTTTGGCCGTCGTTATCAGCACGACCACATCCACCGGCAAGGACATCGAACTGGTGCTCAACACCTGGCCCGCCCAACCCGTCACCAAGACGCAGATCCTTCAAGCCCTCCAACAGTTTGAAGACTGCATCATCCAATCCAACAGCCTGCCCTAATGCCCACGCGCCGCGCCGACGACAACCGCTACACCCTCGCCACGAACGCCTCCGCCACTTGTAACGCCGTCCAGATCAAAGGCGGCGAGTATGTCCTGTTTGTGAACAGCACAACCAATGCTGGAAACATTTCCCTTCAGGCGCAAAGCCCGTCCGGGGCGTGGGTCGACATCCAAGTGTTCGCGGGGAGCTTTGTCAGAACCACGCTTACCACCCTGTGCATGGTGGATCTGATGCTGCCCGCGTGCTGTGTCCGCATCGCCGCCGACGCGACCGTCACCGGGCTGAATGCTTACCTCGTCGGCGCAGGCTAGCGGATCACTCCACCAACGCCCGCTAACAAGACACATCCATATGGCAACGACTCTTCTCGCAGTCTGCAACCGCGCCCTCAGCAAGATCGGCGCCCCTCGGATCAACGCCCCCACCGACAACACGCCTTCAGCTCTAGCAGTGGGCGCGTGTTTCCCGAGCGTACCCGACTGGGTACTCCGCGCTTACCGCTGGCGCTTCGCGCTCAAACGCGTTGTGCTTGCCGAAGCGGACGCCGTACCCGCCTTCGGTTACGGCTGGAGCTTTACTCTCCCCGCCGACTGCCTAGCCATCGCACCCGAGGAAGACGCCGCAGGCTGGACGGTCGAGGGGCGCAGCTTACTAACCAATGAAGCGCCCCCACTCCGGTTGCGTTACATCGCACAAATGACCGACCCATCCCAGTGGGATCCCGCGTTTGCAGAGGTCATGGCGTGTCGCATCGCGCTGGAGGTCCAGCCCGAACTCGCCCCCCTGCGAGCCGAAGCCCCGTTGCAAGCCTCCTACAAACAAGCCGTCTCGCTGGCCATCCGCTCCGGTGCCATCGAACTCCCAATGCCGAGAGCCAGAACCGCCCAAACGCTTCCCGCAACTGACGATCCGTGGCTCACCGCCCGTCTGTAATCGCAAATGAACGACAAAGATCCCGCTGCCTACGACCTGCTGACCTACGCCTGGGTGTTTCTGCTCAGTTTGATGGGTGGCGTGGTGGCGTTCCTGCAAAAGCTGCGAGATGGAAACGCGCGCGTGTTCAACGTGGTCGAGTTCATCGGTGAACTCTGCACCTCGGCGTTCACCGGGGTAGTGACCTTTTACCTGTGCGAAAGCGCACAGTTCCCTCCAGTGCTAACTGCGGCCCTCGTCGGGGTCGCGGGACACATGGGCAATCGCGGCCTGTTCCTCATCGAAAAGTTCCTTTCCAACAAACTCAAATGAACACATTAAAAACCTACATCCGCCAGCCTTCGACCTGGCTTGGACTCGCAAAACTTGGCACGGCCCTCGGGCTGTATTCGACCGGGATCGGGGGCGCTATCGGCACCGCCATTCTCGGCGTGTTCGGCCTGGTGGATGTCATCCGCAACGAACGCACTCCAAGCGCCGCTTCATGAATCCCGATTTCCAGCGAGCCCTCACCTTTGTACTGAAGGCCGAGGGCGGCTACACGAACCATCCCTCCGACCGGGGCGGTCCCACCAACAAGGGCATCCTCCAGCGCGAATACGACAATTACCGTCGCGCCGAAGGGCTTCCCCCGGCAGATGTGCGCGATATCCTCAACGCGTAGGTCACAGACATCTACCTCCACGAAAACTGGCTTGCCGGTCACTGCGACAAAATGCCGTGGCCGGTGAGTCTCGCCCACTTTGACGCCTGCGTGAACACGGGCGTTGCTCAAGGAGCGAAGTTTCTGCAGCGCACCGTCGGCACCCGTGACGACGGCATGGTTGGTCCACTCACACTGGGGGCGCTCACGGCTGCACTGGAGCGGGAGTCACCGGGAGCGCTGGCCGTCCGGCTGGCGCGACAGCGAATTCCGTTCTACCGAGACCTGGCAATGCACGACCCGGAACAGCGGGTATTCCTTAAGGGCTGGCTGAACCGGGTGGGCTTGCTTGTAGCCGCTGTGTAA